TCGTCGCGGCTTGCCAACTGCCATTTCAGCGTGTCGAGGAACTGCTGATAGTGGCGCTGCAGGATGCGGAACAGCGTCACGACATCGCGGGAGATATCGTTGATGACTTCTACCTTCGGCCGGCGATCGCGACGGTGGAACACCCCGCCCATGCCCATGAAGACGTCGGCATAGAGATCGTGGGGCGTCGCGTTGATGATCTGCACCAGGCGCGGGGCGAGCTTCTTCTTTCCGCCGATATAGCCGGCGACGGGCCGGGTCGGAGCGACAGGCTCCAAATGCGTCAATGCTTCCTTCACGTTCAACACCTATTCGCGGCCCCGCCGGCCAGCCGGTGGGGGAACGGAGCGATGCCGCGGCATCGCAAGGTGCGGGGTCCAAGTCCCTGCGGTGACGAGCGCTGCAACGCTCGCTGCCTCCCCCTTATGCGGGTTCGGCGACGTCCCAGCCCATGAGCCGGGCAATCTCTGCCTCGTCGATGAAACCGCCATCATGCCGTCGACGCGCTTGGGCGACGAGGCGCGACCAAAAGCGCCAGAATTTGTGTTTCAGCCGCGGCGTCCATCCTTCGGGATTCGAAGTGGAACGGTTACGCTTCGCCCTCCTGAAATGCCCATGATAGGCTCGCCGGAGCCGCGAGCGCGGGGGCACGTATTTCCGCCAGTGATCGCCGCAGAGCCAGCGGTCGGCTTCGATGATGGGGTGTCCGCGGCCGTCGATCGAAGCGGCGGTAGTCCGCTTACATCCCTCGATCGCGCATGGATTGCGATCATGATGACGAGCACAGCGGGTTTGACCATTCTCCCATGTCGTGAGGGAATCATTGTGCAGCCAGATTAGAAACTGACCGCAGCAATTGCAGCGCGGCGTTGGCTCGATCCTGAAGGCGGCGGCATCGAAGTTATCGGGAAGAATGACGAGGTGAAGATACCACTTCGTGTAATAGTCGCCTTTGGCGATAATCGTGTCGCGCCAACGCTCACAATCAGCCTGCGTCCCGTGCATTCCCGCGCCGGGAAGCGCAGGGTGTATCAGCTTATAGACCTGCCGTGTAATCACCGAGCTGCAGCCGCCTCGGCCGGGCCGACGTCGATGAAGAATTCATCGTCCTGGTCGACGATGACGCCCTTGCCCTCGAAAACCTTGCGGGTGTCTGCCTCGTCGGGCCAGGCGGCGAGGATCGCGTCCTTGTCGAGCGTGTACTTCGTCCGAAAGAAGCGCGATGCGCCGAGCCAGCGAAGCTCGCGCAGCCATTCGACGATCGCGTCGGCCTTCGTGCCCTTGGGCAGGCGCACCGACTTCGGCGAGAGCCGGATGCCGATCTTGGCACCGGCGAGCTCGGCCGAGCGGTTCCTGCCGGCGGTGCGCTTGCCGCCGCCGGCTTCCCACCATGATTTCAGCGCGGCGAAGCGTTCGCGCTGCAGCGGCGCGCACTCGGCGACGAGGCCGTCGTGGCGCTTCTTCGCTGCGGCGATCACCGCGTCGGCTTCCTCGGCCGACAGGCGCAGCGTGCGCTCGACATTGCCATAAGTCGCAATCAGCGCGATCGCCTCCTCGTCGGTCGCCGGCACCGCCAGCGCGGCCTGCTTGCGGCGGCTCACAGCATCGCTCCATTCTCGTCCAGCCAGCTCGGCCGGGGCGGCCATTCGACCGTTTCGGCCGGCAGCGACGGCGCGATCGCGTCGGGGAAATCGCGGAGCGCCTGGCGCCATGCGAGCAGCTGCTCGCGCTGCTCGGCCGAGATCGGATAATCGGACACGGTGACCATGACGTCGGTCGCGGCGAGCAGGCGATCGCGCTTGGCCCGAATGGCGGCGAGCTGCTCTTCGGCGGTCAGCGGCGCGGGGTCGATCGTGACGACGCGGCCGGCCTCGATCGCGATGACCTTGCCTTCGCCCTGGGCGGCGAGAAGTCTGCGCCACGCGGCCTGATCGATGGCGATCGCGTCGGCCGGGATCGTGCATTCGGGGTTCGGCCGGTATCGCGGCGCCCGCCCCGCCTTGATCTGCTTTTCGGTCAGCGGGTCGGCAAGCTGGCGCGGGCCATGGATCGCCTCGTTATAGAAACCGCCGGTCGAAGGGCTGTAATATTGGTCCATCGTGATGCTCCCTAGAATCCGACCGCGAAATAGGTGCCGGAGGCGCCGACATCGCCGGCGTTGAAGATGGTGATCGCGCTCGCCGACTTGCCGCTGACGAACGGGTCATTGTCCTGGGCGCCATAGTCGAGGCGACCGCCGGTGCAGTTGGCGTGAGTGCACATGGTCGGAAAGGCGGTCGGCAGCGTGACGTTCGCGGAACTGTTCGCGCCGACGGTGAACGTGCCCCATTGGAAGATCAGCCCGAAAACCGTCTTGTAGCCGATGCCCGCCATCAGGCTGCCGCCGGCACCGCCCTGCAGCGCGAGCGGGGTCACCGCCTTGGTGTCGTTGGTTCCCGCGGCGACCTCGGCCGCGCTCGCCTTCGGCACCGTGATCGTGCGATCGGCTGCGAGATCGCCGCCGCCGGTGGCGAGGCCCGCCGCCGTGATCGTACGCGTCGTCGGCACCGCGCCGCTACCGTCGCCGACGACGCCGGACACCAGCGCGACGATGGCCTGATAGAGCTGGTCTTGCTCGGCGCCGTCGAGAGCCGCCCCCGACTGCTCGATGACGGCGCAAATCTCCTCCTGCACGTCATTCGCCCACTTGGCGGTCACCATCGTGGCCTGCTGGCCGATGTTGGGATTTCCCTCTGTGAACTGCCCGTTGACGTTACCGGGGCCGGCAATGCGCTCCATGATGCTCTCCTAAGGCAAAGTGAAATCGAACCAGGCGAGCGGCTCCGGTGCGATGTCGTAGGCAAAGTTGACGGTGGTGTGCGCCGGTGCGGCGCGGCGGATGATGCACTCGAGGTCGAGCGAGCCGAAGCCGACCAGGCGCTCGCCGACCCGGCTCTGCCCGACGCGGAAATAGCGGATGGTCAGCCCGCGCCCGTCGTCCACCGCCGGTGGCTGGACATTGACGCGCCAGACATGCGCCCAGGCTTCGTCGCAGAGCATCTCGCCGACGCGGCCGTCGCCGACGCGAAAGGGCCGGAATTCGTCGATCGTGATCGCGAAGCCCAGCGTCGCGGCGAGGTTGATGAAATATTCGCGCGTCTGTCCGCCCTTGCCGGTGATCCGCGACTGGATCGCCGCGCGGCGCTCGGCGATCGAATCGGGCGCGGCGATGCAAGTGTCGGGCAGTCCCGCGACGCGTTCCCAATCGTCGAGCAGCTCGAGCGTGGTGCGCGGATCGACTTCCTCGAGCAGGTCGGAGATGCGGCCATCGATGCGCGCCAGCTCCTCCGCCTCGGCGTGCATCAACTGCATCAGGGCGCTGCCGTCTTCGCGCGGCCAGGCGCGGCCGCGCGGCAACAGCGCGGCCAGCTGCGCCTTGTAGGCGGCGGCGCTATGCGGCGCGAGCTGGGCGGTCGACGGCGCTGTCATGGTGTCCGCCGTTCTGCTGAAGCAGCACTCATCATACGAACTCGACGTCGCCCAGCACCGGCAGCGACCCTGGTGCAGGTTCGACATTGAGCTCGGGCAGCTCAAGATCGTGCCAGGTCTCGCCCGCCGCGATCGAGATCGCCTCGCGGATGCGCGAGATATAGATGGTGCCGCCCGGCTCGGCATCGCGGGCGAAGAAGTCGTCGAGCTCGGCGAGCACCGCCGTGCGCGTTTCGGCCGTGTCGGGGACGAGGCGGATGCGCATGTCGATCGGGAAGGGCTCCGGCGCGAAGACGACAAGCGCCGCGGTCACCGGACGGCGCTGGTCGATATAGGCCTCGACCAGGTCGATGTCGCCCGCGGTGGGCAGGATATCGGCGCGGCCGTCGAGGACGAAGGTGACGCCGACGGTGCCTGCGCCCATCCACCCCGGAAACACCCAGGCGCGCGTGACCTCGGGCACTTCGAGCGCCCAGCGCTCGTAATCGCCCTTCGATCCGCCGGTCGGCGGGGTCCGAATGCGGGTGAGCAGCCGCGCGCGCAGCGCCTCGTCATCCTCTTCATCGGCACCGCCGGAAAGGCCGGGGCCGGCGACCGGCGCAACCGCGGCGACCCCCGCGATCGGCGCGACGAAGCGCAGCGCGGTCCCCGTTGCCGTGTCGCCCGCGGGACCCCCGACGACTTCCTCGACCGGGACGGCCGTCGCGCCGGCGAGCAGCGGGATCGCGGCGGTCGCGCGATATTCGACATCATCGTCGCGAACGAAGGCGGTGCCGACCGGAATGATCGTGCCCTGATTGCCGGTGACCAGGACATTGCCGGTCGCGCCGACCGCGCCCTTGCGCGTCATGCCCCAGTTCGCGGCATGACGGGCGAGGATTTCGGCGTCGGCGGTGTCGGGCAATATCTGGCGCGACATCCAGTCGAGAAAACCATAGAGGCCGTTGGCGGCGCCGGCATAGGTGCGCGCCAGCACGTCGAGCACGCTGGCGGGCAGCTTGCTGTCGGCGCCGGGCAGGCGGCTGTCGATATCGCCGCGAATCCGGTTGATCAGCCCGGTCAGCGTCGGACGATTGAAGCTCACAGGCTGGCCTCCCACACGAAATCATAAATCTGTCGCGACGGCCCCTCGGGCCGATCGACCTCGATCGCGATCGCCAGCATCTGCCGCCCGATCGCGGCGGCGCGAACGGTGAGCG